CGCTTCAAAAGAAGATTATGAAGAAAAACGCGGCCAGCGAATAAGGGGTACTTATGGACGATTTTGCTTCGGTTGATGATATTATTGATGTTGTCAAAATTCAGATGTCTTCTTTGTCCACTCTTGTTACAGACCCTGGGTATGAACTTGCTTGTGAACAAGCTATACAAGAGTTGGGGTGGTCCTTTCCTTTAACCACCCCAACCAAACTTTTATGGGCCGTCAAACGAGGCACTCGCCATGCAATCAATATCCTAAGAATTGCGTCGGCCCACAAGTTTAAATTCAAACAAGTGAATTTACAGCACCGATTTGACCATTATCAAAAGTTGATGGAAGAGTTGGACGAAGAATTTGAAGCAGCTATGGCTGCGGATATTGCTTTGTTTGCGGGGGTAGATTCTTTCCGTATGTTCGGTACAAAACTTGATGCTGGGTTTGCTTATGATTCTTTTGGGGAAGATGTTACTTATGATATTGAGCGATTGGTAAACTTCTCTCCAACGGAGGATGATTGATGGCCGGATTAGGAGCAGATATAGCAGAAGTCTACGCCGAGTTAGGGGTGGCAGTAAACATTGTGTCCAGAGACCCCGTCATTGTTGAGGAGGAACGTCTTCTATATGATATAAATGCTCAAGCAACAAAGCCTTTCATTAGAGAGTATCATTTAGATGGCTCTTTGGCTTATGATACACAGATAACAACAGATGATGTTATTTACATACCGGTTACTGACAAGTATTATATGGTAATGAATAAAACTCCGGAATTATTTGAAGGAGAGATAGTTGAATGGAATATAGTTTTATATCTTTGTAATTTGCCAGCAACTTCCCATATTCTTAGACCTGTAGAGGTGAGAAATCCTACCACTTACAAAATAACACATGGTTGGCAAGTTATACATGATGACCCTGTTTATGGGTTAGCTTCTGACAGATTTTTTGGTGCTGATGTCGACCAAGAAACACCCAAAGTAGGGCAGTTTCAAAAGTGGAAAATTGATTTGTATCTTCCCAAACTTTATGATATACAACCTTTGGATCGTGTTTTTATGACAGAAACAGAATACTACAAAGTAGAAGCCATTGAATCCCATCACTATCCAGGGGTTAATATGGTTCAGCTTGTAGAAGATACTCGACCTCATACTCCAGTTGTAAATGGAGATGTTTACGATGATTAATATTCAGGTGAATGAAAAAGATTTGGCAAAGATTTTGTCTGCTTTGGAGGGTATTGAGAAAAAGGTGCAAAGGGCGGCAGTAAGAACCTTAACAAAAGAAGCTGCAATGGAATTTGCTGATATGTTGAGGGAGAATATAAAAACTCAGGAATTTAATTTTAAACCCCCTGGAAAATGGAAGGAAGCATACCCTGATTATCATCCCAATGAGTATTGGTGGTTTTTAGGAACAGTTTTAAAATCAATTGAGGTCCGACCTATTCTTATGAGTGCAAAGATGAATACAATCTATAAAGTAGGTCTTGCTTATGAAGGAAGTTTTTAAATGGCTCGAACACCAAAGACTTCGAGAAGAAAAGGGGAGAGGAAAGCTCCTGAGAAAAAAGATCCTAATATTTATGTAAAAGCTATTGAGTTTGGTTTTGGTCCTATTCCTGCAAGACCCATGTTTACTAAAACATTCAAACAATTCACACCAAAGTATAAAATAATGGTGAAAGCCTTAATAGCGGATATTAAAGCGTCTTGGAGATAAAATGTTAAATGCTTTATCAAAAGAATCAAATGTTACATCATCTCTCAAAAAATATCTTGTTGACGCTTTGGGAGCCAGCGTGACGTTTGACATCTCTCTGCAAGCCCCTGATATACGCTCTCAAGGACCAGATGTTATTAAACAGTGGTACAATGTAGATTTCGGGCCTTTCGGCAGAAATGCTTTAGCCGAATACGATTTTAATTTGTTTTGCCTTTCGAGACAAGATCCTGAAGGTGTTGAGTTAGCCAAACAGACTGATATAATAGTAGATTTGTTGACTGATTCAGACAAAACTGATGGAATGAAAAGAATTCCTTTATATGATACAGAAGAAGTTCCTTGGGTTCAGATTGGTTCCATGGTTGTTCAAGAGATTTGGGATGCCCCTGTACTGTCGGAAATAGCTGATGAAACAAAAATAAAGATTCTTTCCGTGAAGTTGAGATGGGGAGCCGCTTTATGAAACCCACATTCATTGCTTGCGAAAAATGTGGTAAACGCTTGATTGAACGGAAGAAGAATGGTATTTGGTATTTTTTATTCGGGAAACCGGCTAACGGAAGTGATAATTTTATTCCTGTAGAAATGTACATTCAAGGGAATATTAAAATAAAGTGTATTCGGAGAACCTGTGGACATTGGCAGACTTTGCAGTATTTTCCGAATGTTTTTCAATCAGAAGAAACCTCTGAAACAGATTGTTCAAAGGCAGTAGAAAATAACATTAAAAATAAGGAGGTTTGATATGGCTTTAACAAGAACAGGACCCTTAACAAGAAATCCACAGGTCGTTGCTCTTGGATTGGCTCAGGTTAGAGTAGGAGCTTCTGCCGCTAACATAGCGACGGTCACCCCTGCTTTGCTTGCTGCTAATTCTATTGGTGCTTTGGCAAACACAAAGTACACGGGCAAAACAGACTTCTGGAAGCTGGAGTCGGGCTTTCCTCTTTTAGAGGATTTAACTTTGCCGATAAGAGAAGCCAGTATGCTTGAGTGTGGTTTCAAAGAACTCTCAATTGCGAATTTATCTATGGCTCGAGGCATTGACCCAACCGGATTGGATGAATACGATGACAGTATTGCTCTCGGTGGTCTTATTGCACCGGACTTTGTTCGTATGGAAGCAGTGTACACTTTTCCGGATAACCAGATGCAGATGGTCATTATCTATCCGAGAGCGAATGTTGTAAGTTCGATGGAAATTGACCTCAAGACAGAAGATGCGGCAGTTGTTCCAATTACATTTGAAGCAAAGAGAGCAGACTCTGGAGTAACTTCTGGAGGCAATGCTGCGTGGGACAATATGCCTCTTGGGACAATTGTATTCCTGACTGGAGCTGACATGGTTTAATGGCGGGATAATGATGTAACACAACCCTCCCCTTAATTGGGGAGGGATTCTCTAAGGAGAAAATATTATGGAAGATGAAAAACAACTTAATCCCGATATAACAGACATTGTTTACGGGAAAAAAGAATTAAAAAAACTCACCTTATATCCTCTTTCCGTTGGTGACCAGTTTACGGTTACCAATATGGTTACAGAAGTTGTTCAGAATTTGGTTCTTGCTCAAAAACAAGGAAGTTTATCTGATTTGGCTTTTGTAACATCTATAATGACTGCTTTGGAAAACAATCTGGGAAAGATTTTGTCCTTAGTAGCATCCATTCCCGAAGACGAATCCAAACTTATAATTAATGAATTGACAAATATCCAATTGACAGAGGTTGTTGATGTCATTTGGTCTGTAAACTACGAGCCAGCATTAAAAAAAGGCAAGAGTCTTCTCCAACGGGCAAAGAGCGTGTTCAGTTCGGAGAAATTGTTACCGAGTTCCTCCAATGCTATCCCCAATACAGGCTCGAAGACATCTACAGAAAAAGATATAAAGACGGGGGAATAGCCCTAAGTCAGTTATTGATTTTATATGAACACGCTGTGGATAGAAAGATTAGGGATATGAAATTTTCCGCTATTCTTCATGGGGCAGATCCTAAAGATTTGGAAGATAAGGAATTACCGAGTGCTTCAACAAAAGAGGACTCTTTAGTATTTGGTAATCCAGAAGATTATAAACGAATGTCAAAAGAAGAACAGAAGGCTTTGTCGGATAAAATGAAGAAAAAATTTATGTCATGGGCTGGAGTAAGGAAAAATGGCTGACGAAAGCATGAATCTTGGAGTTAATTTTACAGCTAAAATTGCGGAGCTGACTTCTGCTTTACAAGGTGTCAAAGAACAGTTGAAAACTATGGCTGCGGACATGGAAGCCCTGAGTTCCAAGGGGGTTAAAGCCAACGAGACTTTGTCCAAAAGTATGTTGGGAGTAAAGAAAGCTTCTGAGGAATCAAGCAAGGCTTTATCTAATGCAGACAAAAATGCTCAATTGGCTTTTACAAATCAAACAGAAGCTAATAAAAAATTAGAAGGTTCTTTTGTGGCTTCTACTAAATCAGCGGCTCTTTATAGAGATAATTTAGCAAATGTTGAAGGCACACTTATTGGTGTAACCAAAACAGGATTAGCCGCAGCTCAACAATCTAAAATGAGTGTTGACGTATAT